GAACTCGTCGTATACCGGGAAGGGTGGCTCTTCGTCAATGCCTATCCAGTCCAGTGTGTACCCCTGTAGACGCTGCCAACCAGTGGAATAAGAGAATACATAACACTTTGAATAACCATCAAAGAGACCATCCTTGTCGTGGTGCCTTACCCTGAAGAAGTCTATCTGGTTCGTAATGCCACCTGATAGCCTCTTAATATCCTCCGCTGGCTCAAAGGTATGGGAGGGTAGATAGCCAGATCCTCGATCCGTCAGTTCGCCCAGGAGACGCTCACAGAGCAAGTCCCTCGTAGACTGGGCAGTCTCACCACCTATGGCAGCATTGATCGAATGATCAAACCTCACACCCACATAGTCTGGTGGATACAGGCCAGTCAAATGGTACGCTGCCTTGATACATAATGCCGTAGACTTGCCAGCCTGATTCAATCCAGAAAACAAAGTCTCATGAGAATGGGCATTGATGAAATCCCATTGACGCTTGTTCGGGGCTATCCTTCCCAGAACATCGAACTTCTTTCTTCTGGCTAACTCTTCCTCTAGTTTGAGTTCTTCAAGGAGTGTCTCCCTGCTTAGTTTCTCCTCCGCCATTTTGTTCTACCTCGTATCCCTTTATCTCCTCAATGTACTCCTGAGTATGTGATAGACGCTTGTTGTCTGCGTCATGGATCTCCTGGGTAAACTCCAGACGCTCCTGTCTCCTCTTCTGCAAGGCTTCCAACAACTCGGCGTCAGTTAGTTGGTCGTATGTGGCCTTGTCTGAATGCTCTATCTTTGCAGCAGTTTCCCTGGGAAGTATATCCTTTACCACATATCTCATGAAGAATCCAAGGACTTGTTTGCCCTCCTCCGTTTCAGGGTCAGCCTGTTCAGCCATTACCGCTATCTTATCAAACAATCCAACGTCACTTAGCCTATTGATAAAGTCAGACTTGATCTGGAGGGAGGTCTTGGGCTTCCCCTTCCGCTTCTTGATCTTATCCAAACGGGGACGGTCCTTACTGATTTCATACCAATGATTGAACTCAGGGTCGTTACTCACTGCCGACATGGCTACCTCGTAAGGGATCTCTGCCTTGGCAACAGCGTCCACAAAATGGAGACCCTGATCTATGGCTTTGTCAAGGGCTGCTCTACGATGCTCCCTAATCAAATAACCACCAATCTTCTCCTGCCTCTTCGGTTGGGCCGTATGAATTTCTCTATAATCTTCTCTCTTTGCCATTGACTATTCTCCTTTACCTTGTGTATAATCTGGGTTAGAAAGGGGGATCATCATGTTCGATGATACCAATGAGAGTGAAGTAATCGGTCTTCTAACCGAAATCAGGGATCTTCTCAAAAACCAACCTTCCTCTGGAGGAGGGGGAGGGTTTGGTGACAGCACTCCAACTCCACGGGTCTTAGACGACGGAGGCAACTGGGTTTGGAAACTGCCTCCAGACTCAAAGCCTTCTAAGTGCAAGTATTGTGAACAAGACATTCACTGGGTCAAGACCAAAAAAGGGAAGAACGCTCCATGTGACAATAAGGGCGTTTATCACGACTGTAGGAATCTTTCAGAAGACCTTCCTAAAAAAGTAGAAGAAGTTCCGTTCTAACCCGTTGACTTTACCGGAGACCCCGGATACAAGATTGGGGAGCCTCTTTACCAGAGGGCTACCAAGTTTGGGGTCTTCGGTAGCAGGACGATGAGAACTCAGCCAACTCAGGGCGATTACTCAACCTCCTTCTTCCCCCCTCCTATGTAGTGGCTAACGCCGCAACAACTCATTCCTTCTTTGTCCTGAGAAGAATGGGGGGAGGGGGGGTTTTGAGAGAACTCAAAGAATCTAACCAATCTAAGGCGATTGAGAAGAAGGTTCTCAAACCAAAAAAAAGAAACTAATTAAAAAAAAGGAAAGGAACAGAAAAGGAAAAAGAAAAGAAATGAAAAGGAAAGATCCCCTTCCACAGAAAATAGTAGTTGTCGTCTGGCTAGATATAGTTTCCAGGGCAGACTGGGTGGGGACAATCTCCGAAATCAAAGACGATATGGAACCCATGCTCTGCGTCTCCGTTGGCTGGATCATTGAGAAAACAAAAGAAAAAATAACAGTCGCAGACTCCTTCACAAAAGATCATACCTTCGGAGGAGTTACTTCTATTCCTATTGAAGTCGTTGTCAATATATTCGACCTTGACTCACTCTCCCCAATGAAGTATTTAAATAAATGAAGGGAGTTTCATATCATGGAGTCAGATCCATCACCAGCACACTCAATAATCGAGACACTCATAGATAAAAATCCAGATGCCGTTATTATCGTAGGATTCAACGACTGCCTCATGGGGACCATAACCAAGTGCGGAGAAAATACCGTCGCACTCTACTCTACTAACATGATAATTGATAAACTTATGGATAGAGGTCTTGACGAAGACGACTCTTGGAATCATTATTATCATAACATCGAAATGGCCGAACTCGGTCCTAACGGGCCTATGATGCTTAATATCGACTTTGACGAATAGACCCCAATATACTGGTCCCTGGTTTTTCTTTACGGGTTTGCTGGGGGCCAGTATTCCTTCTTGAGTTTATTAGGTTTTCTTGTGGATGCGGGATATATAGGACTCGGCACGCCATCGCCTCTGGGGGGCTACCCCCCTCAAACGGAGAGATCTACCGATCTCACACCTTTCTATCATTTGATAAGCAAAATCACACGCACATAATGTCAGGCCACATTGAATGTATGTACACGGTATGGGGGGTGTCCAACTTAGTTACAGATTTTGATTATACAAATAAAGGAGGTCACGGTCTTCTGCCGTGCTAAGTGAGAGCGGTAGCAGCCCTGGATCGGAGTGCCATTTGAATGGCCAAAGATTTCTCCGACCCGCCAGCACGGCTGCGTCAACTTTGTCAAATCGTCAGTCGGGAGCCACCGATATTTACCGCTGCGATGACGCTATGAAAAGCCGTGAAGTTCACGGGGCAGTCGGATCGCCGGTCGCACTTTCCGTGTCATCGTGACCTTCATGCGAAGTCGGTGAGCATCGGGATCGACATTTCAAGTGGTCCCCCACATAGCAGAGGGTGGTAGCCGGGCACTTTCCGACTGTCGGAGATAGCGTAAGTTCCCGTTGTCTGACCTTCAGCGGGCAACGGCTACCCCCCCCTTCAACCGTAACAGGTCCGGTCCGGAGAGCCACCTGTGCTGGTCTCTTCGTGGCGGCTGTTGAGTGCAGAAGCGAACCCCCACACTGTGGATTCGATGATATGCCTCCCCTGTCTCTGTGGCACACAGTAGCACCTCCCACTTGGTGTAAACCACAAAATAACACATTTTGCGGCTGACACACTTCATGGGAGGCACTCTGAGGCCACATAGAAAGGAGATTCATATGTCGAATCTCACAGTGTCGCTTCTACCCTCAGCAGCCTTCGAAGAGGCTGCCCAGGTAACTCTCCGGACAGGCCAAGTTCCTTCTTGGTTGAAGGAGGGGGTATCAGTAGCCCTTGGTCAAGGACCAACGGGAACTGACGCTATGGTTCTCACGACAGCCGGAGTCAAGCACCCGGCTACCAATCCACTCTTTACATTGTGGGGAAGACCCCTCGCAATGAAGGTCGATCCCGAGTTTGCTCTCGACATTTCCGCAATGATGGTCAAGAAGGTCATTGGAAAGTGCAAGACCGTCGAACTCTTGGTGCCCGAGAAATATCTCACGGCAGATTTCATTGGCGAAATCGCAGACGGTATTTCGGCGAGGCTCCCGGACAGCGTTGACCTGAAAGTTGTCGCAGTCTGAGCGTCGAGGGTCGGAGAGAAATCTTCGGCCCTCTCTTTTTGCCCTCCGGCCAGGGCTGCCGTGTTTCCGCTGGTAATACGGGGTTCGCTACGCTCACTCGCATTTCCCAGCACGGCGAAGCCCGGAACCTCGGGAACAAGGGACAAAGAAACCTGACAGCCTATCTGCTGAAATAAATAAGAGAAGAAAGAGGGTCAACTGTTCTACTTGTCGAGTGGGTATCCTTCTTCTCAAAATCTATATGAACTTGTTCAGATCCATAGCCAACACGTGACCTCACTCTTTCAAGTATTTTCGGGCACGATAACTCATGCTTTTTCCGAGTCAAGTACAATGCCCGTGCCCACTGCTATCACGGGGCACGGTCCCTCCGGGTGCGTTGCACATTGTACTTGACAGCGAAAAAATCATGGTTCCTGTACCCGTAAATCCTTGAAAGGGAGGCCACGGTGGCATGGACCGAGCAAGATTCAATAGATTATTGGAAGAAGAGATACCCTTCGACAAGAGAACAGTTGACAAGAGATCTACCGAAAGATGAGTATGAGTCAGAGTATCCATTGGCAGATTGTACTCAGGGATTGGAGTTCGAGTACAGATTGACAGAGTGGAGAAAGAAAAAGACAGAGGAGGCTAGAGCGTGGGCTACTAGATCAAGGAGAGGAGGAATGAAATCATGAGAGACGACGAAGAGTGGACAATAGTAGAGACAATCGTATTGATAATCATGCCAATCATTTTCATAGTAGGTTTACTCTTAGAATAGAGGAGATAGAATGCCAAGATCAATGAGTAAAAAGACTCACGCTGAGAGAGTCCAGAGGACACAAGACAACAAACAACGAGCAGCAGATAAGATTGCCAAGCGTAAGGCTAAGAAGCCGAGAGGCTGCTGGGTTCTCCCAATCTTTAGAAAGGTTATGGGAATAAATAAATGAAAACAATAATATGTTTACCTGACAATAGTTGGGCAGAGATAAGTTCAGAAGGACCGAGTGAGTCGATATGTATCATAACTAATTTTGATTTCAAGGAACTGACTGAAGGGAGGATTTCAGTTCGCCTCTTGGCACCCATCATTGAACTAATGTTGACTGAGACTGGCGTTGGCTGTGTGCGGGAAGCGAATCTTGAAAGGGAAGAGTGGGTTCATACCATTGGACCCACCATGATAGCCAGATTTCCCACAAGGAAGGAGGCATTGGCTAATTGGTTGCTTCATCCAAACGAGCGAGTGGACGATGAGCCATCTAGAGATGACATTGATGTAATGTCCATGACTGAGTTCGAACTTCTATATTAGAAAGGAAATAGAATGAGTCAAAGAGATCTCACTGAAGAATGTCAGCGTCACAACATACATAATGGAGGGATAGCCAAGTATGACTGCCAGGGCATATTCAAATTCTATTATTGTGATAAGTGTTATGAAATAAAAAAGAGTCACTCCACTTCAATCACGTGGACTGGTTACACACAGGCAGACTGTGAAGAACCAATAGAACCAGAAGACGGAGGGTATTACGGGGACGTTTGGTAAGAATAAAAGAAAACAAGAGGGGAAACTAGAGTGTACACGGGGGAAGAGGACAACAAGGTGGACTTAGGATTCACCACGATAATCATATTGATAGTAACAATCATACTCATGATGGCTCTTTGAAGGGGGACACATGACACAACTTAGTCAAGAGACAATCGAGAAACTACAACTAATGGATCATACCATTGAGGGTATTTCAAGGAGACAAAGACAACAGGATCAGATCATAGACCACAACTATAAGACATTGGTAAAGATCTGCATTGATCAGGCGTGCATGATCGACAATCTAAAGAAAGAGATCATCTCTCTTGGAAAGCAAGACACTTTATTCAAGACCGTCAGTCAGGACAACCAAGAGAAGAAGGGAGGGTAGCCTTATGGCTAAGAAGAAAAGACCTATCTGGGTCAACGGACTAGATCCACTGGACCCTCATGTTGATCCAGATAGCAACTGTGAATCTGCTGACATAGGACAACAGTTCTGGAGTTGGGAATCTGATTTCACTATTACACGGGATGACATTGAAAGAATAGGAGAGGACAGTAGTGGCAGCACCGAAAAAGATCAAGAAAATAACTAGCAAGAAGAACAACGAATACATAATCACCCGTGTCTTCAAGGTCAAGACAGAAGGAGGCAAGGTAAGGACAATGGAGGAACACCGTTGGATTGAGGCTTGCAAGAACAAACTAAGGAAGGAGGACAAAGCATTCCTAAGTTTCACAGACTATTATAATCTATTGATTGAACTTGGATACAGAATGGAGAACGAGGATGAGTAACGAGGATAGTTATAGTAAGGTAACTTCAATAATCATAGAAGCAATCGAGTCTGGAAACTTCTTTGAGTTCGATAGACCTTGGATACCAACCATGTCGCTACCACTCAACTATCTGAACAAGGGGTATGCACCACTCAACTCAATGCTATTGGGTTACAGTGCCAAGCAGAACAAGTTTGAGGGTAGGAACTGGTTGACTGCCAATAGGGTGGGAATCTTGAAGGGATATGTAGACAAGGAGAAGGAGACGGCAACAACGGTGTACTCTACGGTGATCCAGTGGGTGACACCAGACGGCACCTTCTACAAGGGGAGGAGGAGATCCAAGGAGGACAAGAAGATCTTCCTCTACCTCCAGACTGGCCTATATAATGTAGACCAATGTGATTGGGGAGAGTTTCCCATTGAGTACGATCACCTACCACCTCCAAAGAATGAGGAGATAGAGAAGAGCAGTGAGTTCAGACTGATCCATGCTCACCTTGATCCATACCTTGGTAGGTACAAGATACCAATTGAGTATGATAGAGATGACGGGGCAGCATACAGCCCTATGCTTGACAGAATCTATATGCCCTCAATAACCTCATTCAAGAACGAACAGGGGTATGCCAGTGTCCTCTGTCATGAGACAATACATAGCACAGGACACAAGAGTAGACTAAAGAGAGATCTCAAAGGGAACTACGATAAGGAATCATATTCATTAGAAGAATTAGTTGCGGAGTTGGGAGCCGCAATGACACTAGCCAACCTTGGCATATTGGCACCCGAGCATAACAAGCAGTCGATTGCCTACATAATGGGGTGGCTCAAGGTATTCAAGGAGAACAATAGGATACTATCTATCGCAGATGCACAGGCACGCAAGGCAATAGCCTTGATAGAGCAGCAGTCAGCAGTAGAGAAGATAAAGAAAGAGACAGATCCGCAGAAGAAAATGAAAGAC